CTGAAGAGGAGCCCGGAGGCCTCCCTACAGAGACTATCACTAGCCTCCAAATCTCCGTTAGAACGGAGATCCCCACCTGAGTTTTATGCTAGACGACTCAGGACGTCCAGAACGTAAAAGGTGATCTCTGTCAGCGATTGGCAAGTCGCCGCGTTTAAGAAACCACTTAAATAAGGCTTCAGTTCCGTCGACTGGATTAACAGGCAACTTCACTTTTGACACATACCCCCTGACAAGGGGAGTCTGTGTCTTGGTGCTGGTCTTTTGGATTTCATATCCAAGTGCCGACACCCTGCCTAATATCGGAGAACTTTCCATAACAACCGGGTAACATTCCTCAGAAAGGAAATTACTGATCCAGTTATCCATGAAATCGAAGGCGACCTCCCAAAGTCCAGCTTTGTAAAGCTGGTTTCTAAGGGAAATAACCCCCTCGATCTCCGTCACGTCCTTCAGTGATTCGGGAAACGGATGCCTTACGCGAGTGACAGTCACGTCCTCGCCGGCATAATAATCCCGCCCACATGACTCTCTGAAATAACCATTCCAGAAAGACTTATGGTCGTTTACTTTAAACCCAAAGGTTTGAAGTGCACGGATCACATGAGGTACAATGTCCACGGGGACAATAATATCGTCCCCGTAAACGCGCACGCGACCCTTCAACTGTTTACACAGTCTTGGAGTCAAGCGGGTGTTGAGCGCTTCCTCGAACCCAATCAGAACGCAGGTCGAAAAGACCATTGCTTCAATTGGAAAGGTTAGCGCTGAACCCATAGACGCGAACTTGGAGAGATTAACAACCTCTCCTTGCACATCTGCTCTAGTACTTCTACAAGCTTGCACGGCCTCCAACAAGTTGGGGTAGCGCTCGCTATCAAGAAGTACTGTTACAAGCAGATTCGAAACACGATCGGAAGCTTCACTAAGATCTAGTGTAGCTAATTCCCGATGAAGGGAACCCTCCTTTGCTAAGAGCTGATTAGGCTCTTGACTCAGAAATCCAACTATATTGAGTCCCAGATTGTCACCTTGGGTTTCAATATACTCGTAAAACTTTTCCATTAAACCCTGCTGCACATACTGCATGCAGATAGGTTCAATGGCGATAATACGAGGCGTTTTCTGCGTTTTAGGAACTGCAGTGACCCTAACGGGCCGCTCGGCTCCAGGTTCAAGGTAGGAGACACAGCTTGCAAGGCGACGAACATCGTCACCATGCGGACTGGGAAGGAGGAATTCTATAGAAGAAAACACCTTCTCCAATCTAGTGGTCCATTCACTTTGATAATACTTGGCATTGCCAAGTACTCTCTCTGCTGTTTGACCACCACTATGTCTAGGTACGATTTGATTATAAATCACATCCTCCTCGACTCTTTGGAGAACATCGCACCATAGAAGTTTCGACACTCTAGAAAACTTAGACAAGAAACTTTCCTCGCCTGAAGTACTAGACAGTATATCTTCTTGCAAAAGAAGATCGGCCGTCACTTCTACTTCCCTTTCACACTCGATGAATGAACGCATTGCTGCGTTCACTCGTTCCTCCGTGCAGTCAAGTTCAATCTTGGCCCACATCAGTGTGAACTGACGTAGACATCTAATTGCCTCAACGTTAGGAGTATCGAGCAACACACCACTTTCGCTGTCGAAAACCTGGCCCATTAGTCCTCCCAAGAAAATTGGAAGGCTATGCCGGCGCTTGAATCCCTTAAAAGGGACCCAGCTACCGGTTGGGGCGACGGTACCGAGTTCAAGACCTCTTTCGAAGTCTTTTCCAAAGTCCGCCAGCTCGATCGTTAAAAACGTCAAGCCCCTGGTTTCGACACGTTCTTGGACTGTTTTAAAGTCCAAGTCGGTGCTAGTACAGCATAGCGTCCCTATGTTTTTCAGGACGCTCTGACAGAGCAACATCAGGCTTTTCATGCTAACTCCTTTTAGATAAAGAGGAAGGCATCCATAGCCTTAGAAGTTCGCTGTCCAATAATGCCAAAAATACCTACATCCAGTCTATATGTGGTTTGACTTCATGTATTGCTACGTGAGTCCCTACATACGGACGAAGGATACCACGGTCAGAGTTCACACTCTGATCGCGGGTGAGCAGGATGAATTCCGGTTGTGGATCGCCGCGATGGCGACCTGAATCAGTTTTCACCCTGAGCAAATTTGGTAAGAACGGCATTGGTCGATGCAGTCAGCACGGTAAGCATACCTGCTGAGATTGCAATGACCTCTGCAGACGTGAAACCAACTTGAGGCACATCCACCGTGAGATAAACACTCATGGAATAGGGTGCGTTTTGGGCTGGGAACAGAGGGTCTGCAGCAGTCTTTTTCACCGTCACACGGAAGGCCCGACGCGTACGCTTAGCGTAGTTGTTTGAGACCGTGAGTGTGATGTTACCATCGGCCGATTGATAGGTCGAGGTATAGGTGCCCACGCTGACTCTCGGAAGAGAGACAGCTCCGGCACCAATGTTAATTGACTGAGGATCAGCGAGTGACATAAGGCATTGCCCTTTCAGTAGAGCAGGTGACAGATCTTGTCACTTGCTATAATCCATTCAACCTTGTGGGTTTCCTGGATTGGTTAAAGTCGAAGTTGCTTACGCTCCGACCAGGTGTGTGCTGTTTCGTATGTTTTACTAATACAGCACACCTGCACCGAGCGACATGCCCAGAGCAGAAAGAATGGCCTTTTGGCGATTTGTGAAGTCGCCAGGGGTAAGACCAAAACCGAAGGGTGATGATTTCCGACGCATTTTAATCTCAGTCCCGAAGGACTGGGTTGCGTGGTAACCGGGAGCATCTAATGTGTAAGTGTCCACAATTGTTTTGTGGCACATAATATACGCCCAATTAATCACAAGGCTGTCTCGCTGTAACGCTGTGACATTTTGGAGAATATCTCCAAGGTCAAACGTCCAGTCTGCCAGCCAGGTCCAAGGTGTTAGGTTCCACAGTAAATCCGGACGTCTGGGATCAATCCCAAACAGGATGTCTGCATTTTTCAGGAACGCAGCATTTTTGTCGCGGTATTGACCACGATCAAAATAATAGCTGTATGCTCCTGAGAACCAATAGGTCGTAGTCGTTTTACGGACTTGCGACCAAGCACCAACTACAGCGAGAGGAGACGTAGGCGTCGGTATTGCGCTGCGACTTGCAGAGCTAGACACCGTCGTCTCTTCGTGTAGGATGGGGAAATTTAAACGTCTACGAGTTAGCTTCCCGGAACCTCTTTCGAGGTAATCGAGTTGCTTGTCGTGCTCTTTTAGAGTACGAGCCATGCTTTTCAAGTCGCTTAAAAACGGCTTGGTCGCAAACTCAAGCTCAAGATACTTATTGGACGCCCTTTGGGCTAATCCAGTAGCATCACGAGCTCTCTTGTTCAAGTAAGGAAGCCCCTCGCGGAGCTCCCCTATAAATTGACCAAGACTTGACGCAGGGTTGGTAGGTATGGTGGCAGAAATTGCCTTAGTGCCATAACCGGCGTACTCAGCGTAGCTGGGATACGTCATGGCAGGCCATAGCGGACTGGAAGCAGCGACATTATAGGATTGAGGGAAGAAATACCCCTCATACCGACGTGTCAAGCTTCCACTACCACTTGTACGGACCATCGGGAGAGAACAACTCCCCGAGTGGAGGTAAGTATTGCGCTTTAGCAAAAACTCACTTCCAAGGTCCATATGTAACAGCCTTTTTGCTTGTTTACGCCCTGCGGCGTCAAGCAGTCTATGTTCGGGCTTGTAAAAGTTAAAGCTACGAGCCCTAGCTATGTAATTATCATAGTTAGAATAGACTTCGGCTGAACCCTTAATTCCTGTCCCTTCTGTTTGGGTCACAGAGATTGGAACACCGTTGTTAAACAGTGTCTCCGTTCCGATGTGACCAGGAGCTAGGAAACCTAGTTCCTCCTTTACAGGCTTTAATGGAAGAGACCCCATCAGGACCACCTTTCAGTGGTTATAGAACCTTCTCGTCGCCTCCGTGGTAACGAGATCGGTTAAGGTCATACGTCATTCTAAAGGATAAGGGCTTTTGGCCCAACTCCAAAACAACATACGGATGCAAAGCTCACGCTATGCACCAGGAGGCCCCTAAG